ACGGTAAAAAACAAAAAATTGATGAGAGATATGAGATACTCTCATCCTTTTTTTCATGTGGTTTCATTACTCTAGATGATGATGAACATCTTGCTTTATACTTTATAAGATTTATTTAAACTTTTAAGGAAATGATTTATTTTAGGCACATCCAATGAACTTTGGGTATCTGAAATTTCATATCTGATGCTATAATGTCCTAAAAATCTAACCCAGCTTCCTATTGTGGCTTGCTTATCACTCAAACTGAAATTTTTACTCCATAGCATCATCTTCGGAGTTTGACTTTTTTCCAGAGTCCAAAATGGAGTATTGCATTTGGAAAGGTAACAGTACAGAGTAGGGGGATTACTGCTATTTAGTATCCTATTCATGTCAGAGAATAAAGAAATATTCTTGGTTTTATAAGATATGTACAGATTAATCCCTACTATTGCACTCATCATTTTCTTAATATCTTGTGAACTGAGAGGGTCAAGAGCTTTTTTGTTTGTGTCAATTTTAGCAGTACTATTTATGAATGATTCTGATACTATCAACTTTATTATAGTTCCTAGTTCTAAACTATTGAATTCTCCCATAACAAATCTTGAGCATAAAGTTGCAATTCTGGAATTATCAACTCCTGACAACATGAGCATGGTAGATAAGTCAGCAACTAAATTTGGTCTCAAATTATCCGGTATTCCTTTCGATATCAAATTCAAATCAATTTTACTGGCTCTCTCGAACTCTGCCTCTTCTGAATTGTAGACGAAAAAGAATGGATCACGATTCCGAATTAATTCCCGGTCTAAGTAAAGTTTTTGACGAAGTCCTGGCTGATAATTCTTGAACAAAATATATACTTCTGAAGTAAACATACTACTTAATTCAGTATTGATTAGGCTAACCTCTCTAAACATGCTCCCTATTAGGTCTATAATGTTTAATTTTTTTGATTTAATCCTGGCAAGATAGCTCTTAAATATAATGCTTCCATCAAATTCTAGTAATCGGCTTATATACTCCTTTAAATTCAAACTAATACTCATAATAGTATCATCATCAATTGATTCCATATCTAGAACTATCAGATCAATTCTCATTGAATTCTTTATTTTCTCTTGTTTGAAATAAACCCATGTTTCTTCTTTTTTTAAGTCAGATGGTTTGTCCCATACTGTTAGCAGATTCACACACCTATCTTTTATCTCTCCAACCTCCAATATAGCATTGGGTGGAGATGGCTTGGATCCATACAAAGGTCTTTGATCTACTATAAGAAGACTATTGAATATTCCTTTAGAATAACTGTTCAATCTAAGTAGGCAAGAAGTCATCCCACCAGATCCATCACCTGCACATAAAAAATCTCGATATTTGATACCCTCATTAATTATTATCCCTCTTATCTTGTAATGTGCTCCTGTTGCCAGTTGATTTAATCTCAATCCTGATATTAACGGGTTTGATAGATACGGGACTGTTTCATCATCTATATTCTGATTGATAGGGATGATTCTAGTTAAATACACCTCTCTTTTTCTAATATTACATATATATTCGTCTCCCCATTTTTGAGTGACTTGCTCCTCCTTTATACTCATTGAATTATAATGCATACCTTTTACTGCATGTCTAATTTCTTCTGCTACAAATTTAAGTCTTTTTGCTATTGAATCTAACTTCTTCAGGGGATTTGTTTGAGTTGTCATTTCTTCTTTGGTCTCATTCGATTTTATATCCACATTCATCTCATCTTGATTCATAATCATTATGTACATAGTTTGGCATTCTTGTATCATCATCCTACCTCTTGAACTATGAGTTGGTTTGTCCCATAAAATGAAATAAGATAAGTGTCCTAAACCGTATGCACCGATCAATTCACTATCTTTCATGTCAGAGAAAATCCATGCTTCTTTATCTTCCAAAAGATAATATTTTTGATTGGCTCTTTGTTCTACCAAATGTTTCAAGTAATTTCTTAAGAGTAATCCCAAATCAGATAAAGTCAAAGGATAAGAGTTACCAACCTTATGTTGTACTTTGGTTAAGATGTTGAATATAGCCCCGTCACTCATGAAATTATTCACCTCTGGTACCATACTTATCTTGTCAATTAAAAAGTAAGATATTCCTACAACTGAGGTTTTTGGTTTTTTATAGATTATAGGATTTCTTCTCTGCAGCAAATTCAATGACCCTGAAACAATCAATCCATCTAATAGTCCATTTAAAAAACCTAAAGGATGAAGCTTTCCTCTAATTGAATTAGGCAACAGACTTTTGATTTCAATATGTTCATCTTTAGAGAATAGGTACTCTGATATTATAAATCCGATGCATTTACCGACACTAGATCCTTTTGAATAATCATCTAGTTTTTTCCACTCTTTTGTATTGTCAGTACAATCTAAGTGAACCTTTTGTATCCCCCATTCTTTTAAATTTTCTGGTCTCCATTTCTCTAATATTGAGTGGACTGATCTAGGTTGGTATTCCCATTTGCAATCGACCCATACATCTTCTATTTCTCTGAGGCACTTTAAGCATTTGAAATGATAATGAGACAGATTATTTTCTTTAACAAAGATCGAATTAGTCAAATGATGAATCTGACCATATATTATTAAAGTCTGATGCATGAAATCATAGTTTTTATCATTTAAACCCATCATAGTATCTGTAGTCACAATACACCATGAAAGTAAAACAGGTGAATTTGCTGCAAACCCTGCTGAACTTACTCTATCTGATCCGAATCGATGCAGAGCGCTCCCCGTTCGTAAATATCCGTCTATTTGTTCATTCCAATCTTCTCCAGACAAAGCCTTTATATTATTATAAATTGACTTAGCTAATAAAGAATCTGATTTAATAAACCAATTAATCCCTTTCCTTATATCTGATGCTCTTTTTAAAACAGGTATCTTAGTCTCTCGCTCCCAAGGTTGTAGGACACTGGTAGATTCTCTGGTTCTAGATCCTAAATAAGGATCGTAAGGTCCCCTTCGGAATATTTTCGAAGGAAAGCCCATGGGACTCATCACAGTCACATGTTTATCTGTTCCTTTAATTAAACATTGAGGACAGTCTACACCATTGCAGTTAGACCCGTCTAGCATTTCAATTGGATGAGGTATAGTGGCACCCACAATAGGTCTATTCCAGGATAATTTTCTAAGTCTGTCAGCCTGCTCTGAACTACAACTCCAAATCTTTGGTAATGACATCTGATTATATAAGGCTGTCTTAACTATATCTAATAGACTCTGTAGACTTAATATTTCCGATTTAATAATAACTAAATCTAAATCTTTACTGTATCTTTTCTTATAAGTAGATCTAATGGTCTTAGAATTTATGAATAAACCCATAAGGGACATAGTTACACCATAATAAGTTGATTCGACAAACTGATTTATAAATCTAGGGAAGCAGGGATTAATGCCATTTATCCAGGTACATAGTTTTGATTCTTCTGACAGGCAATTTTTGGTTGCATCATGTATTATCTCGTTTCTGATCTGGCTTATATTTTTAATCATATTGCTCTTTACTTCCAATTTAATCATATTTTGATAACTGAGATTTCTTTTGAGATTGATTGAACTCGGTTTCTCTGCTAATTTCATCATATCTTCTGGCTTAAAAAACGCCAACTTTGGGTTTCCACAAGATACTGCTAACTTTTTAACCTCAATATCATTCGTGTTTTCATATATAAATTTCCAAAAAGATAAGGACTCGCTGACAGGGTCGCCAAAAGCTCGAATTAAGAACCTATTCAATGATGTACCACCAATCCCCCCCAGAGTAGGATCCAAGTATAGTAGTAGTATGTTCATCAACCTCTTTTCCAAACCTTTGAGTTTAATAACATCCCATGTGCTCTTCCTTAAAGCTGGATTATGGTAATGCAACAACATGAGCCCAAAAGAACCAAATAGTAAGTGCCCATACATGGCATCTAAAAAAGTTTTGCTGAAGTGGCAAACAGTTAGAGAATTGGTTGATGCGGAGTTGAGAATGCTGCTACAAGAAGGTAATTGATCATTGCTGACATAATTAACCCTTGACCATCTTTTTTGATTCAACCCTAATATGTTTCCTCTGTAAATTGGAACCTTGCCATAGTTTATATAGTCTGCACTTTGGATAGTCTCATCCATATTAATTTTGAGTCCTAGTTTTTCAGTCCCCTCCAATATGGCGTCCATTATCTTATTGTTGTTTGCAATAATGTTGTTTATATGCGTATGTAATTCTTCTTCAGTTTGATATGGTTCTGTCTTATAGTGAGTAGTAATTACTTGATTGTCTCCTTGGGCCAAGAGTCCTATTTGAGTATTTCGTATCTTTGATTCCCGTTCGATCATTAGGCAATTGAGAACACTCCACCCTTTTTGTCTCAATCCTTCTAAGCCTCCTTTTTGACCCTCCCAACAAACAACTTCCCCTTTATTTGAGATCACTTCTTTACCACGCACTGTCATCAAGTCAGGCCTCCCATTGTAATAAATAAGACTTTTTTCAAAAAACTCATGAGTTCTTTCTATTAAATTAGGTAAGCCCAAAAATTGACCCATGACTCGGAACACAGGGCCATTGGACTCTTTTCTTTGATAGTTATTCCACTTCTCATAATCCAAATGATTAGCGATCGTAATCTCTTTGTAATCAATCAGGCCCTGTCCTTTAGATACTTTTAACATTTTTTTGACAACAGTATTTTGGTCATCAGCCATTGTTAATCCTTTGAATAATGGAACATAGTATTTTTTTATCAGATACTCCGTTATAACAAAATAATCTCTCATATCATATGACATTAATGAGAAGAATCTGCCATCAATTTTTAATTCTCTTTCTTTAGCCTTCAACCCTATTACTAATTTTTCCCAATCCAAACCATGATCATTGATTGTTTTCAGAAATTCTGGCCAATTTCTGGCTGGTCTTGATATCATGGTTGATAACACCCTTTTAGTTGGAATTCTCTTTGTTTGGGGATTTTGAATAAATTTGATCACGTCTGATCTATCATAGGAATGACTTTTGTCACTATAAATCACGCTCGGGTCTATCATATCTGGTATGTCAAAGCATTTGGCAATTGGTAATGATTCCCAATGATCACCAAATTTATCCAAAACTGACTGAGTAGGCCAGGTATTGCCTTTAATGAAAGGATACAATATATGATTTTTTGCCATTTGTTTATGATCCACAAACCATTTTTTCTTTTTTAAGAACATTTCTTTAAGAACTTTGAAAGCTAAATCACTTGCCAGCATTCTTGCATACTCCTTATCAACTTCTACTGTTTGATTGGTTATATTGTTTAGTTTTCTCAGCCCATTCAAATACAATATAAAGGGGTGTCCCCAATGTCGAAAACTACCATAATATACAAGTAGCATATCTAGATCATCTTCCCAGAGAACTAGATTTAATATTTTACTAATATCGACCCCTTCATTTTTTAACTCTAAAACCTTGTTTAAAATGTGATTTCTAAATTTAGGAAATTCAGGTATTTTATTTCTATGTTCTCGGGCCAATTCAGTTATTCGCAAATTGCAGATTGGCTCTAACATCTTGATACCATTGTATCCTTCATTTCCATTTGACAGAATGATATCATCTCCGTACTTATACAATTGGATGATCTTTCTCAATTCCTCATCAGTAAATTTTTTATTGAATTTTAAAGACACCATACTAAGGACACTTTGAAATCTGCTAATCAATACATCTTTAATCATCAAGAGATAATTTCTGTGGAACAACATATTTTTCTCAACCAAAAGAACTGCATTCTCCCAGATAAGCCACTTTTGTTTGGTTATCCTGTCAGAAAAGATAATGCCGCATACTTGTTTATCATTTTTAGAAAGTCTAATAATTGTTAAATTCTCCTTTGAGGCTAAATCTGCTTTTTCCATTTCTGATTTGGCATTCATTATAAGAATTATTTTATGATATTTGATAAATTGAATCAGCCATACCTTGACCTGGTCAGGCAAATAATTCAAACTTTTGCTTAATTCGTCTACCTTTTCATCATACAATCTAGTCTTAAACCAACCCCTCAAGAAGGACTTCAAAATCTCTGCAGATCCATCAATTTCTACTCCCCAATTTTGGGCGATGCTCTGGAAATTCACTAATTGATTCTCTACAACACCAATATCTGGGTATAATTCACTTACAAAAAAATCACTGTAATCTTTCATATCTGGCGTTTTTAGATGTATATTATTATGTTTTATATAATTTATATATCTGTGGTTAGGGTGAAGAGTATCACCGGAGTATTCCTCTTCTAGTTTGGCATACAACTCTAGGATATCATCAAATAGGAGTGGTGAATTCAAATTATAATCATAATTATTTATAAACTCCATAGAATCATTTTCATAACTATTTATTTCTTCCAGAAAGCCTTCATCATTAAAATCTATTTGCTGTTCTAGTTGATCTAGCTCCGCACTGTAATATGATAGTTCCTCAAAGGATTCCATGTTTTTTTCATGTGAATCCTGTTGCATTTTAGATTGAAATGTTGACTCAAATAATAGTGACTTTCCTAGGAGGTTCCCCGTCGGCAGATTTGGATGAGCTCTCAAGTTTATGTTTTAGAAAATTAAGATCTGACTGCTGGATTTCTAACTTAAAGTATAACTGCCCGACATTCTCTTCTAATATATAGATGCTTAAGACTTCCTCAATCTCTCTCTCTTTTATCCTCAGCAACATCGGGTTGGCAGGTTTGTCAATTAAATATGAAAAATGTGTCACCATCTTCCATCGACCATGGTTGTATATCTTTTTCTCACCCTTATACATGCAGAGGGGTACTAGCCTTTCCATGCAATAAGTTATTAATCCTTCTTCTCCATACATTGTCCTAATGTTATCTATCAGTATAAGTCCCAAGACATGATTTGGCATAATGTCTAAATTGGATTCAGCATAGAAACAAAGATCAACTTTAACCTTAATGACTTCCATAGTGAAGTCTGTTATTTTTTTCATGTATCTTAAATGTGATGATGTATCTCGAAGAGCACATATCTCGTTAGGTTATCTGATTTGCTTAATTTGCTAATCTTAATTAATGAACAGGATTTACATAAACTATTTGGAGTTTTGAGTTTAATATAGTAAAAAGCTGGTAAATCTTCAGTTTGACTGTATTCCTTCTTGATTTGATCCAAACAATAAATGATGATTTCACGGTTCTTAATTTCCGACTTACTTTTTGATTCCCGCATCCGGAAGATGAACCAATCTATATCGGACTTTTTGACACCTTTAAGCCTCACGTCCACCCAAGAAGACATTTTCTTCTTAGTAACTAGCCTTTTAGGTGGAATTTGAGGTTAATTTGTTCTTCTTAGCCTTTTTCCTGCGTTTTTTGATTTTCTTCTTTGTAAAACCAAAAAGGCTCCTAATAGTTCTAGTTATACAGACTGTACACTTCGAGATATATCCAATTAGATTCAGTACGCTGCTGATAATACCTCTAGTTAGTACTATCAAAATCAGAATGATTGAGCAGATTAAGATGATTTTAATTTTAGGTTTGTTTGTAATAAAAAACTCTCCAATTGATCTAGTTACTGATGATATATGATTTGATAATTCTTTAAAAGTATTGGATATGTCCGAAAGGCCAAGTCTTGTTTCCATTAGGCCTGTTGTTTTTTTCATGTTTGATCCTGTCTTTTAATACAGAAAGAGTTACCTGGTTATCTTTTCTTAATTTTTCTATAAAATAAGATTAATAATAACACAGAACTCAAAAATCCCAGACCCCACATATTATACTCTTCATGCCAATAATCTTTGTCATCATAATTGATCACAAGTATTGTTTTATTGGACTTATCAGGAGGTGCATATTTGTGTATATCATCCTTTTTAGTTTCATTTTTACTTACGTCTGAAATTGAGACGTTAACAGAATAAACATTATTAGTATTGTTATAGGTGATGTTTTTCTCGTTTTTTACTTTACCATTGGATTCCTCTGGCTCGTCAGTGTAGATATTTGTATTATATGTTATATTCGGAATCAGTACCGGATCTAATTTCAAGCCGATAGTTCTGTTGCTTGATCCCAAAGTCTCTTTATAATCTTGTAGCAAGCTATAACTTTCATTATTTGGGATTATTGGTGTTTCGATCACCTCAGTCTTTTCCAATATTGATTTGATATGAGATGAGTAAATCATAGTCATTATGAAGGAGTCTGGTATGTAATACTCATTGTTTTTAATTTTCCTTCTTATACCGTTGATTCCGGACTTATAATCATATGGGGCATCTTGCTTAGGATAATGCTCATTATGATCAAAAGTAACTGGTTTCATGGAAATGAAATCTTTATCTCTTGGATAATGACAGGGTGGCTTTCCAAAATGATAGACACAAAGGTTTACAGGAGGGGTTAACGTCGAATTTTCCACTATCTCTACTTTTGAAGGGAAATAGTGACATCTAAAAAAATCATAATTCCTTCGTTCTATCAAATTTCCTCTAAGTGGAGCACTATAAGTTGTCTTCTCAATTTTTTCTCTAAACCCTATGCCATAACCAGGTTTTAGAGGAATGACATACTTGAGCATATTATTGAGGGGAGGAATTTTCCCTGATTTTAGAACAGCCTTGATTGCATTACATCCTCTATTCCTATCTTTAACTTTGCTGCTCAAGTATACTTGGTTGATTTTCAGTACATCACCAGGAAACAATCGGTACCATATATTTGAGCATCCTGGTATTTTTTCTAAGCCTGGCATTTTCGAGTCAAAGAATAACATAAACCCATCATCATCTCGAAACCATTTTTCATGCCCTATGAAGAGATAACAAGTAAGACATTTCTCTATTTTGAAAGAATTTTTTGCCAAGCATAGATTAAATCCTAGGCCTATTAGATTTAAAGTATCTAAATTGTTTGTGCTCATATCATTCCATGGTGCACAAAATTTTATTGTATTCTCTAATTTAGTATTTGATTTGAGCTCCATTAGTTTTGTTTCCAAAACAGATAATGCTTCATCAGCATATATCATTGGAGACTCTACATTCTCTCTTAGTATGATATAATCCTTTATATCAGTCTTCTTGTTTTTCATAAAATTACACCGAGTGCGGTAAAGGTCTTCAGATTTATCAATAAAGGATCTTTCCAGATTTTCACTACTCCAATTATCAATTATAAACTCCATGCACTCTTTGTTTGAAAGTTTACTTATGGCGTATGTCTGATTTAATGATTGAGAAATTAGATCATTATTACACAAGCTCAAGATAGATATGTTGAAGCATGTATATTTTGTCCTTGAAGTAAATTTGATTTTAGCCAAGACACAAAATTCCTTCGTCATCTTAAGATTACTATGATATTCAATTGAATTTAGATCTATTAGAAAATTGTCATCACACATCTCCTCATAAGCATTGTCTGGCATTATTTGTTCACAAGACTCAGGGAAGTTAACCCATCCTCCATGTACAAAGGTTAAATAACAACTGAAGATTATGCACCTTAAATTCATGATTTGTTCGAAGTCCACTGACTCCTGTTATTGTTTTTTTCATGTCATCTATTTAACTATAGTTTCTATTAGATCTAACTTATATTTGTTTGATGATTTATCAAATATCTATGAATTCAATTACTCTAAAGAAACTGCTTTGAATTCATACATTAAAAAAATGAATTTCTTCATAAGTTCCACCTGTGGAATCACTTGTGGCTTGTCTATAAATATTCTGCCTTTTTCCACTTTTCTTAGAGAAATAATCAAAAAGCTTTCTTGCCACTCCCTTGGGATGGTCACTTATTATTATTGATTCTTTAAAGTCGTTTGTTTCTGAAGAATTATTATTAGTCATAATAGTTGACTTAGCTTGACCTTCCTTTTCCTTTTTATTTAAATTGGAATGTTTTCTTAATAGTGTGATTATCTTGTATAGTGTAAATAAAGAGAAGATCAATCCGATTCCCCATATAGTCCATCTTACCATTTTACCCAGACTGCTGAACCATCCAGTGAATCCATTTATGATATATGACCCTTTTTCTTTGATATATTTTATCACATCAACTCTTTCTGCATTCTGTACATTCTCACTCCTCAAGATAGGTTTGATTTCATTATATGATACTGAACCACTCAGAGAATCAAATTTGTAACCATAATAATCTACCATATCCAGCTTCCGAAGCAACTTCTTGATAACAATGTGGTTATACTGAGATGTAGAAGGAACTATAACGTTTATTTCTTCACTGTCTTTTGCTTGCTCAATTATTATCCCATTCCAGCTCATGTTTCCCTCATGCTCTTCATTTCTACCAATCAAAGGTGTACTTTTTAATACTGTCTCAACAAAGGTTTTATTAATTTGAATCCTAGGGTCATCTTTGTCACTGTAAGTATGTTTTTTATTTTTCAAATCAAAGGAAAAAGTATGATATTCACACACAGCTCTTTTGATTTTATCTAATTTGATTGTTGTCCAGTTATAATAGGCACCATGTCCTTCCCTGCCGTCAAACATTATTTTGCAGTCACCTGCTTCATAAGTGTATTCTAATTGTACACATTTGTCTACTGTTTTATTTTTATATTCAAATCTGTAAGCATAGTTCGTTCCTGGGTTGGACGGAGACAAGTAAGATAAATCTAAAGGGGTCACATACTCTCCATTTTGAAGTTTTTCTAATGTGCCTAGACATTTTTCATGTTCTAATTCAATCTCAAATTCTAGATCCATATAAGTTGTATCTAGTTTTGTTAGTTTATAGCCTGGCTTCCTATCAGAGCAGCTTTCAATCCTATTATTGATAGATTTATGATTCTGTAAATAACCATTAGTGAAACCAGACCTATAAATTGACCACCATTCTCCATTTTCCAATAAAATTCCTTCATGACCACAAAAGGACATATTGCAAATTTTAGATGCATCAACCACTCCAAAGTCTGGTGATTCTAGATAGAGTTTGTCCAGAACATCTTCATAACTATGATGTAATTTAACTGGTATACATTCCCATGACTTGATTTGGCAATGTAAGCTATACCCATTAGTTTCTTTGGATACCCACTTAACTAAGGGATTGTAAGTATCACATGTAGTGACTTTCCCGTGAACGGGATCACAAGGTTTATTGAACTTCGAGTCCATTAATTTCATACTTATTGGATCCTCTATGACAGGATGTTCAATCAAAATAATAAATGTCCTATATTGTTTATCTACTGCATTCCATATACAATTAGTTGGTGGATAATAAGGAGGGATGTATTCTCCCTGCAATTTTCTCTCTTTTTCCTCTAGACACTCTGTTACTGTTGGTACTTCCTCTATAATTTGGTATTGTACGTCAGTAACAAAATACCAAGTTTCAGTGCATGTGACCTCCCATTTTTGTTTTCTACAGAGGTAACCGTCTAGTAAATCATTTTCTCTTAAAGATGGTCTACAAAATGTCTCTACTTCTTCTCCCTTGAATAGATGATTGGTAGAAAGAACATTATATCTATTAGGGCACATGACATCCATTTTATTTATCTCTACCTCTCCATTACAATTTATAGGTATTGTTACATATTTTTCGCATATTGCAGAATTAATCAAACTCATGTAGGTTATTGCAATTGTTACTGGAAAAAGGGCCATTTTATTGGCTGTTGTTTTTTTCAAGAGATTAGTCATTTGCTTCTAGATTCACAATTCCTCTTGTGCCATCTCCATCAATTTCTACACCAAGATCATGAGATTCTAACATCTCTTTGATATCTCTCTCTATGATTTGTCCGTTTATAGGATATCTATAAACGTCAAATACATTGGGTCCTTTCCTCTTAGTCATCTGAAGAGTTATCCTAAAAATCACGTAGCATTCATCTCCATACAGTTTTGTTGAGAAACTTTTAGAATACTCTAATTTATTGTCTCGCAGATGAATCTTATCCTCACCAGTAAATGACATAATCTCAGTTATACCATTTTTGTAAACAAACCGATTTTTTAAATATTGATCAGATAGCTTCAATCTCATTCCTAATATAACATATACAGGTATAATCAACCCTTTTGATAAGAGAGATCCATCATAAATGTCGACTAGCCGATCGAGTATTTTAAGGGCATCTTGGCCATTTTCAATTCTTTTTTGAGTTGTAACTTCTAGATAACTATCCACCAAATATGCTTTAGTGGTGAACTTGACAGGAGCCGATGGAACTTGATTAAAATAACAGCCAAACTCTTGGTGCTGAGAATTGATGACTGGCTTGTATAATGAGAACCTATTGTTTTCATAATACTGGTCTTTACTGCAGGAACTTTCTGAGTCCAGGTTTTTTTTCTTTTTTAGTAGGGACAACATGATTGTCCTGTTGTTTTTTTCATGTAGATTAAAGATCAATCATTGATAAGTCTAGTTGATTAGAATATTGCCTGTATTTTTTTCCTTTTTTAATCAATTCCTTAACAATCTTCTCTATATCCATGCTGTCTTTGTCATTTTTCCCCTCTACATATTTAGCAATAACATGATAATCTAACCCAATGTTCTCTTTTGTTATCTTAATTTTCTTACTACTGAATTTTTTCTTAACTCTCACACCATCATCAAAAATTTTGATTAAATATTGGAAGAGCTTCTTTGATTCAGGAGATACATCTGTATTACCTTCTCCAGGATGCGTGTCATGGCAGGGACTCTCGTTCTGAGATAAAAGCCTGTTAGTCTTGGAATCTGTGTCCCGATCTGAACTGGTCAACGATTTGGATTGATTGACCATTGTATCTCCCGTTTTGATGGTTGAATTCATGCCCTCTTTCTTCTGAATTATAATCTTATTCTGAAGGGTCAATGGGAGAATGTTATACTGATCTATTTCAATTTTTAAAAAATCCATCAAAGCAATCAAGTCTTCTACATTAATTTGAATTTCTAATTCAGAGTTATTGATTAAATTACGATCTTCTATTTTATTGCTGAATTCAGCTTCCCAGTCATCATCATCATCTAGATAAATTTCTTTTTCTTTTTGATTATCTAAAGACATCTCAGTTTCTTTATATGAAGATAGACAGACACCAATTTTGATCACTTCATCTTTGTAATTGTCGATTTCATTGACAGTCTCTGCTGGACCTACTTGGCATATTGAAGAATCAAGATCTTCATCTAAATTCCAATTAGTCTCATTGATTGACTCAATCAGTTTTTGAGTATTATAATTCCCCAAGATTTTCTCTGGATTGAATTTCTCCATGTTCAATCCTGTTGTTTTTTTCATGATATACAATTAAAGTATTGTAGGGTACCGTTAATTAATTCATAAGTGACACAAATTTGCCAATAGTACCAGATCGAGGATTGGTGATTTTTTTGGCTTCTCTATTCATAAAACTTTTGATCTCATCAGGAAGCTCAAAATGTCGTGACTCAAGAAACATAAACCACTCCACAGGATTATCTCCCTTAGGCATGCCGTCCAATTCGTCATCCGACTCATCATCTGTTTTATCATCTGCTTCATTGCCCTCATTATCATACCACTGATCTTTGACCTCATTGGAGATAAATGCCTTAATCATAGATGCTCTATGTGATTTCACATAAGACACAACTCCTGCATTCATTTTGAGGTTGACTATATTGTTCTCGCTTACCATTCTAGCATTTCTGGATCTTTCAGACCCTAGTAGGCTGCCTAACATGTGGATGAAGGAGTAGATGCTAGGGCAGTTAATAGAAGAGTATGGTGATTTCATAGAAAGACCCATCGACATTGTGTAAGGCATGTATGAGAGTGGGTCATCTATTTCATTCCCTTCTCTCATGAGTTTGATCATATCTTCACCTGTGCTGTAGACAAAAATCCAATCCATAAATTCCTCTATTTTCATCCCCGTGACCTCACAAACATGAGACAGAGACATTAAAGCAGAGCAATCTTTATACCTGCTGGCTATAGTGCCAAATCTTAAAAAAGACCAATCATTGTTTTTGAAGCGATTCAAAAACATATCAAGCGCACTGATCAACTTGTTGAAATTAACATTAGATATCAAGGAAGCAAACAAGCCCATATTGTCAACTATTGTGGGTGGATCTTTTAAAAATGTCCTTAACTGCAAGTTTAATTTTGTTATCAGATTGGACCTATGATTAGGATTCTGAGAGAAAGCAAATCTGTAATAAGAAGTAATTATTAACATAATCCATTTGTCATCCTTCTTTGTGACGTCATTATTTCGTTTTCCATCAATCAAGTCATCTTCTTCTATCATGATATTTAGTAGAGAGAGTGGTGTAATTTTTTCTCCCTTTTTTCCGATTTTCACTCCAAATGACGTCCAGTCATCATCTAATGTATCAGTTATCCCTTCCATGATGAGCTCCATATATCTTACAACATGATGAGGATTGATATCATCTTGCAGAATCCCATTAGATAAAATCTCTCTCAATTCTTGAATTTTATATCCTCCTTGGGTAACTCGTACTGTCGGTCTTTGATAGTTGTTTTTATCAAAGAACTCAGAGGGATATTGCGGTGTAGTAGAATCACTAGGCTTGGCAGGCCTTATGGCCTTCTGATTTATTGTGCAGAACATTTTGAGGGATATTTCCCTGTTGTCCTTTGATCAACTACTATGTACCTTTTAAATTTTTTGTTTTTTCTCGT